TAACAAAATTAGAAAATGTTCAAGCAGCAAGATTAATTGTTGGTTCATCATCAAACGTACCAACAGCAGTTGCTATTACAGGTGATATAGGAATTTCTGATTCAGGTGTTACTTCAATTAGTGCTGGTGCAATTGTTAATGCTGATATTTCTAATTCGGCTCAAATTACGGGATCAAAAGTTGTCACTGGAACGACAAGTGCAGTTGGTGTTCTTCAATTAACAGATAGTGCAACATCTACTTCTGCTACAACCGCTGCTACTCCTGCTGCTGTAAAGATTGCGAAAGATGCTGCTGATGCCGCTGCTGCAACAGCTAACGCTGCTTTACCGAAAGCTGGTGGCACGATGACAGGAAATTTAATTATTGATAACGGAAAAGAATTACGTCTAAGTGAATCTGATTCTGATGGCTCAAACTTTACAGCTATAAAAGTTCAAGCACAGTCATCAGATATAACTTTAACTCTTCCAGCCGTTGCACCTACAGCAGGAAAAGTATTAAAGGCATCAAGTGGAACGCCTACAACACTTGAATGGGCTGATGATTCTGCTACTGATGCAACAAAACTTCCATTAGCAGGCGGCACTATGAGTGGTGCTATTGCAATGGGTACGAGCAAAATTACTGGTTTAGGCGATCCAACAGCAGCCCAAGACGCAGCAACAAAAACTTATGTTGATACAGCGAATGCTTTAAAACTAAATCTTTCTGGTGGTTCGTTAACTGGAAATTTAACTCTTAATGCTCAGTCAGATTTACGTTTTGCTGATTCCGATAGTTCGCACTTTGTAGCTCTTCAATCTCCTGGCACTGTTGCAAGTAGCTTTACTCTTACGCTTCCTTCTACAGATGCACCTGTTAATGGTTATGTATTAGCAAGTGATGGATCAGGAACTTTATCTTGGGTCGATCCAGGTTCAAGTTCATCTCCAACATTCACAGGTGATGTAAGTCTTACTAATGATGGTGCTTTAGTTGGATTTTCAAATTTAAGTGCAACTTATACAGGAAATACAAAAACTTTTACAGTTACAGTTGCAAGTAAAACTGGAGCACATAGATATAACGGATCTGGATCTAGTCAAGGTTATAAAATCAATGGAAAAGAAGCTCCATTCTTAACTCTTACACCTGGACGCACATATAGATTTGATCAAGCAGATAGTAGCAACTCAGGTCATCCTCTACGTTTTTACTTAGAAGCCAATAAGACAACTTCGTTTAGCACAGGTGTTACGATTAACGGTACTGCTGGTTCGTCAGGTGCATATACAGAGATAACAGTTACAGATACGACTCCACAGATATTGCATTATCAATGTTCTGCTCATGGTTTCATGGGCAATAGCGTTCAAGCAAATAGTAAGGAGCCAAGATTAATAGAAGGAGATTTAACTTTAAAAGGTGCAGCACAAAACATTGAATTTGATCAATCATCTAATCTTCTTTGGTTTAAAACAAATGCCCAAGGTGGTCCATCTGCAAAAATACATCTTGGAGATGGAATTAGTTATGGAAACCTTGAAGTTTCCATGCTAAGTAATACTGCATTTATAGGCACTCGTCATAAAGATTTAGAGATTCATTCTGGTGATAGTAGCGATATAGAGCTTTGGACTAGCAAAGATATTAATTTTATTAATAGCTCTAATGCAACTAACTATTACTTGAGATGTAAAGAAAACTCAGGTAGTGATCAAAACGTAGAACTTTATTATGGGCAAGGAGGGACAGGTAAAAAATTAGAAACCACAAATACTGGTGTAACTATTACAGGAACAGCCGTTGCTACATCATTTACAGGTGCGTTAACTGGAGATGTTACTGGAACAGCTTCTCAAGCTTCAACTGTAAATGTAACTGCTAAAAATACCAATGCACAAACGGTTTATCCTTTATTTGCAGGTGTTGGAGCTACAGCAACAGGTTATTTAACTCCTAGTACTGATACGGGTCTTACTTATAACCCTTCAACAGGTGAGTTAACGGCTACTAAATTCACTGGTAATGGGTCAACTTTAACTGCTTTAAACGCTTCAAATATTTCTTCTGGAACAATTGCAGCAGCAAGAGTCCCAACACTTAATCAAAACACAACTGGAACTGCTGCAACGGTTACGGGTGCTGCTCAATCTGCAATTACTTCTCTTGGAACGCTTACTTCACTTGGTATTAGTGGAGATTTAACAGTTGATACAAATACACTTCACGTTGACTCTGGCAATAATCGGGTTGGTATTGGTACAACAAGTCCTGCAAAGGCACTCCATGTTAAATCTACTGGGTCGATACTTAGGTTAGAAACTACTGCTACTACTGGATCTAATTATATTAGTTTTTTTGATGCTGATGAAAATAAGGCATTTATAGGTCTTGGAAGTGGTTCAGATGATTCTTTCTCAATCTGGAATTTAAAGAACGATGCTATCCGTATTGCAACTAACAATACCGAACGGATGCGGATTGATAGTTCGGGGAAGGTTGGTATTGGTACAACAAGTCCTGCTGCTGTCTTTGAGTCTCGTGGTAGTTCTGACATTATGGCTAGATTTAGAGATTCATCAAATGGAATTATTGATATAAGAACAACAGGCACAGGTAATGCTGATCCTGTACAGATTAATGCAGTCAATCGTGAATTGTCTTTTGCATTTAATAGCAGTGAAAAAATGAAGATTGATACTTCAGGAAGACTACTTTTAGGAACGACTACGGAAGGTGAAGCAGCCGCAGATGATTTAACAATTGCAACATCAGGGCATACTGGAATAACAATTCGCTCTGGAACAAGTAATTATGGAAATCTATTCTTCTCTGACGGAACATCTGGTGGGGCAGAGTACGCAGGATATGTTCAGTACAATCACTCTACTAATGCTTTAAATTTAGGAGCTAATGCCTCAACAGCCCTAACTTTAGATAGTTCACAAAACGCCACGTTTGTTGGAACGGTAACGGCTACATCATTTAGCGGATCTGGTGCAAACCTAACTAACCTTCCTGCCTCTGGCGGCAGTGTTGACTTAACAGCTAATGGAGCTATCGCTGCCAATAAACCTGTTATTGTCAACTCATCAGGCCAAGCAGAACAAGTAGGTATTGGCTCTGATTCTCTGGGCTCGGCTGTTCAACACGGAACTGGTTCTCATCGAACTATAACTATTTCAGATCCAACTGATACGTCAAAATATGTGATTGTTAGCTCACAGGGAAGTACTTTAAAATTAAGAGTTGCAAGTGTTTCAGGCACGACAATTTCTTTTGGTACAGAAGTAAGTTATAGCCCCGGAGCAACAGTAAGTTCTAGTGATATGGCGGGTGTTTATATATCTAGTAGAGATTGTTACATGCTTGCTCATAAGGGACCATCTAACTATTACTACGCAGTATGTTTCACGGTTAGTGGTACAAGTATCACTATGGGTTCAAGATCTTCTGCTTTTGACAGCTATGCAGGTGAATACATATCATTAGCTGTTGGTGACTCAAGCGATGGTTGGTGTTCTGCTTTCTTTATGCGTAGTACTGGGCCAAGACTTTGGATTAAAGGAGTAAAACCAGCAAGCACTGTTACTAGTGCTCCTACTGTTGGTGGTGGTCAATATATTGCTGGTTATGGTTCTTTAAATCAGTTTGCTTGTGCGTTTAATGCAGATCAAGGTTATTTTTATGGTGTATTTAATGCAAGCGACGGCTTTCATGCTGAAGCTTGGACTCAAAGTTCAAGCAACGGAAATCCAAGTCGTGTAGGAGTACAAGATAATATAACAAGTTCTTTCTTAGCTTCTCCAGATATTGTTTATGAGCCTAATATTAAAAAAATGATTGTTGCTTATAGAAGTGGTAACAACGGTAAATTTAGGGTTATTAATTATACTGGTAGTGCTTGGCAAGCCTATAGTACTTATTCGGAGCACACTTGGGGAAGTAGTACTTCACCGGGAAACATTCGTATGAGAAATTTCCCTGGAACCAACAAACTATTTATTTCATATACTCAAAGTTCTTCGACAAAATTGATAGAAGTAACTATCAATTCAGATAGTAGTTATAGCAATGGAACAATCACAACCACAATTTCAAGCTCTGCTGACGAACCACATATTTCTGCAATTACAACTGGAATAGGATATGGGTATGCCCAAAGCGGCAGTGCTTACGGTAAATTTTTCAAGGTAGGAGTGACAAATGCAACAACAGCAAACTTTATAGGTTTTGCTGATGCTGCTATAAATAGCGGATCATCTGGAACGATTAATGTTGTAAGTGGAACTACAACTCAATCAAGTTTAACTGCTGGTGAAAAGTATTTTGTACAAAAAGATGGAACACTAGCTACTACAGCCGATACTATAAGTATTGAAGCTGGTATAGCTCTTTCGTCTACTAAATTACTAATCAAAGGTTAAAAACAATGGCAACAAAAACATGGAAAATAACAGATCTTAGGCGTGATGAGTCTGACGGGTATGTTTGCGAAGCGTTTTATTCATTTGATGGTAAGGATGGAGATAATGAATGGGGATGCACTGGAAAGGTGGATCTCCCTCGGCCTTCTTCATTAGTACCTTATGCTGATTTAACTGAAACAGTAGTTATTGGATGGGTAAAAGCAAAACTGGATGCGGATGAAGCTGGGACTGTAAATCGTATTGAAGAGACAACGCCTAATATCCTTAATGGGATTCCTTGGTGAAACTTAGTATTAGCAAAAAAGGCCAGTTATAGACAATTAGGGTATAATTTGCTTGTTACCGTATTATTTTCATGGCTGATCGCAATCAACTTGCACAAGATGTAAAAAACCTAAAAGCTGATTTAGAGCAAAAAGCTAAAGATTACAAAGAAATTGAAGTTACTTTAAATACTAAAGTTGCTGAATTAGTACAAGCAAATATAGATGAGATTGGATGATTAAAATTCTTACCTACATCAATACTGCTGCTCTTGTAGTAGCAGTAGGTGGTGGTACGTTTGCCTTCTTTAATCGTGGCAAGATTACAGAATCCATAATGAGTGAAGTGCAAAAGCAATTACCTTCTCTTGTTAAAGGAGCGATGCCATCAATACCAAACGTTCCAAAATCAACTGGCTCTGTGCTTCCTTTTAAATGATTCAATTTAAGTCATTTAATGGCCTAACTTCTCTTGTTTTAGGAGGTGGTTTGATTGCTACAAACTTTATGACCCTGAACCTTTTGGCTCGTAAAGATTCTGGCATCCCTGATATAGCAAAGCTTTCTAATACTCCTTATAGCTCAATTCAAAT